ATTACAGGCAGATGTGCAGGTAAAAGAAGCAAATATTGAGATTCAGGAAGATCGCCTGAAGTCAGAAGAGAGACGCGAGGGCGCCCGCCTTGGTGTTAAAGTAGCAACCGAAACCGACAAGGCCCGCAGAGAAGATATGAAGTCGGGTATTGAGCTTGGTCGGCAAATGGCAAGGGAGATGACCGATGATGGAAGTAATCAGGGATAAAATTAGGGGCTATATGAATGATATCGCTGACCATATGGCCGGTGGCGGATGCCAAAACCATGAAGAGTATGTTCGGTTGGTCGGCAAAGTCGAGGCGCTCGCCCTCATTGAGAGAGAGATTCTCGATTTGGAACAAAGATACGAAAAAGACTAACACTTCCGCGAAGGAAGATTATGCGTTATATTGTGAATGTGGAGACTTTCAGGGCAAAAGCCCTGCGAGGTACTGTGAACCTGAATCACTGCAAAAGGAACAGAAATGTATTCTGCTGAAAAAACAGTTGAAGATTCAACTGCTAGAAAAATACCAGAACCATCTGGCTACAAACTCTTGATTAAGCCACTTGAGGTTAAAGAAAAAACAGAATCTGGAATCTACATGCCTGATTCACTGAAGAACGCAGAGCAAACTGCATCAGTGATTGGATTTGTAGTGAAGGTTGGGCTTGACGCGTATAAGGATCCTGAAAAGTTTCCTAACGGCCCTTACTGTAAAGAAGGTGATTTCGTGATTTTTCGATCTTATTCCGGCACAAGGTTTAAGGTTGATAAGCAGGAGTTCCGTCTTATCAATGACGACACCGTTGAGGCTGTTGTCGATGACCCAAGGGGATACACAAGAGCATGAATAATACAGCTGAAAAAATTGAAGAAGATCTAACTGAGGTGGACTTGGATAATACTGAGTTTGAGGTAGACATCATTGATGACACCCCAGACGAGGACAAGAACAAGCCTCGCCGCGCAAATGATGCGGAAGCGCAGATACCGGAAGACGATGAGATTGCAAACTATAGCGAGAATGTGCAAAAGCGCATTAAGCAGCTAAAGTTTGAGTATCATGAGGAGCGCCGCCGCAAGGAAGAGGCCGCGAGGCTACAAGATGAGGCAGTTGATTACGCCCGTAAGGTATACGAGGAAAATCAAAAGCTACGCAAAACCCTAGAAGAGGGTGAAGGTGTTCTTGTTGAGCAGGCCAAAAGTCGAGTTGAGGCAGAGCTTGACCGTGCAAAAGCAGCTTATAAAGAAGCCTATGAGACAGGCGATCCTGATAAGCTTATTGATGCACAGGAAAAGCTTAACAGCCTTCAAAATGAAAAGTTTAGAGTTGAGTCTTATAAGCCAAAGCCGCAACAAGTTCAGGAAGAGCCTGTTCAGTTGCAGCGGAAGCCAAAGGTTCCAGAGCCAGACGCAAAAACAAAGGCGTGGGCATCAGAGAACGAATGGTTCGGCAATGACTCAGAAATGACAGGATATGCCTTTGGTGTGCATGAGTCCCTTGTAAGACAGGGCATCAACCCACAATCACAGGCAGATGAGTATTATAACCGTATTGACCAATCTATGCGTCAACGGTTTCCAGACAAGTTTGGCGGGCAGCAAGTTGAGGCTGCACCTGTTCGTCAAGCTGGTTCCGTGGTTGCCCCCGCAGGTCGGAGTGCAAAAAAACCACGCAGAGTGCAATTGACCTCAACACAAGTCGCTCTCGCCAAGCGCCTTGGCCTTTCGGCAGAACAATATGCGGCGCAACTCTTGAAGGAGTCATCAAATGTCTAACAGAACCCCACGCTCAAGTGAGTCCCGTGAAGTAACGGCTCGCAAAAAAACTTGGCAAAGACCGGGCATGCTGCCTACCCCCGAACCACGCGATGGTGTTGAATATCGCTGGATTCGCACATCAACCTTGGGTAACGCAGATAACACCAATGTTTCGTCTAAATTTCGTGAGGGTTGGACGCCAGTTAAGGCAGAAGATCATCCTGAATTACAAGTGTTGCCTGATATCGACTCTCGATTTCAAGGTAATGTTGAGGTTGGAGGATTGCTACTTTGCGAGAACTCAACCGAATATGTGGAATCTCGCCGTGAAGCTCACGATGAGATGAACGCACAGCAGATTGATTCTGTAGATAACAACTATCTCAGACAATCAGATCCTCGTATGCCCGTTCTAAATCCAGAACGGTCTACGAAAACATCGTTTGGTAAGTAACCTAAACAGGGCGCTTACCGTTTTTACAATGGCTTTTCAGAAGGAGAGATGATTATGTCTTCAGTAGCCGCTCCCTTCGGTCTGCGCCCAATTGGTCGCTTGGATAATGGTTCACAGGAAGTTTTCCGCCAGTATCCAATCGCATCTGCATATGGTGTCAACATCGCAACTGGCGATATTGTCCACCTTGTTGACGGTGGTACAGCCACCACAATTGAAAAGCAGGCCGCAGTAGGTACAACTGCGATTGATATCGTAGGCGTATTTATTGGGTGTTCATACACCGACCCAAATACAAAGCAAAAGATTTTTTCTCAGCTTTGGCCCTCAGGCACCGTTGCATCTGATGCAATGGCGTTTGTCGTAGATGACCCGAATACTCTGTTTGCAATCCAAGCAGACGGTGCGCCAGCTAACGTTGGTGACATCTACGGTAAGAACTGTACTCTGGTACAAACTGCACCAAACACTGATCTCAAGATCAGCCGTGTAGCTTTGGACATCTCAGAACTTGCTACAACCGCTACAGACCCAATCAAGGTAATTGATTATCTGGGCGGCCATGAAGGCGATGAGAACGGTTCAGCTTACCCAATTCTGGTTTGTAAGTTCAACTACCATCAGCTCACCGCAGCTGCTGGCGCAGCCTAAAGGAGTGTAACTGATGGCTATTTCACGCGCACAACTCCTGAAGGAACTACTGCCGGGTCTTAACGCATTGTTCGGCATGGAGTACGAAAAGTACGAAAACGAACATGCAGAAATCTATGAAACCGAAACTTCAGAGCGTAGCTTTGAGGAAGAGGTCAAATTATCTGGTTTTGGCGCAGCGCCTGTAAAACCAGAAGGTTCAGCGATTTCTTACGACAACGCGCAAGAGTCCTTCACAGCCCGTTACAACCACGAAACAGTGGCAATGGGCTTCTCTGTAACCGAAGAAGCTATGGAAGACAATTTGTATGACGCGCTCTCAGCACGTTACACAAAGGCTCTTGCCCGCGCTATGGCCTACACAAAGCAGGTCAAAGCAGCTTCTTTGTTGAACAACGGCTTCACCACTTTCCAGTCTGGCGATGGTGTAACCCTGTTCAACACTTCACACCCAACAGTACAGGGTGGCGTCAATGGTAACCGTCCTGCGGTTAACGCTGACCTGAACGAGACTTCATTGGAAGATGCTGTCATTAACATTGCTGCCTTCGTTGACGAGCGCGGCCTGTTGATTGCTGCTCGCCCACAGAAGCTCATCGTTCCGCCAGCACTGATGTTCGTTGCAACTCGTCTGCTTCAGACAGATTTGCGTGTCGGCACAGCCGATAACGACATCAACGCTCTTCGCTCAAATGGTTCAATCCCACAGGGCTTCCGCGTCAATCACTACCTGACTGACAACGATGCATTCTTCCTGACCACGGATGTTCCAAACGGCATGAAGCACTTTGTCCGTACAGCAATGTCAACATCTATGGATGGTGACTTTGACACAGGCAATGTTCGCTACAAGGCCCGTGAGCGTTACAGCTTCGGCGTGTCAGACCCACTAGGCGTTTACGGTTCACCGGGTGCCTAAATAATACTAGGGTACAAACTTTTGATAGGGCGTCTTTCGGGGCGCCCTTTCTTTTGCTATAATGTACAGGAACCTTGACAGTCACATGGTGTGGCTGACATTTGCCAAGACAAGGAGTTTCTTATGGCTAATACTACCTTTACAGGACCCGTAATTTCACAGCGGGGCTTTCAAATTGATAATTCATCAGGCAATGTTGACTACAGCCTTATCACTTTAGGCATCTTAGATGTCGGAGCGCTTCCCACAGCTTCTGCCGCAAATCGCGGCGCGATTGCGTTTTCACCAGACTGCCGTAAAGCGTCTGAAACAACCGGAAACGGCACAGGAAACCTTGTGTTTTCTGACGGCGCTAACTGGATTCGTGTGGACACTGGCGCGGTAGCCTCTGCTTAATAGGAGGCTCTCATGTCAGGTTCTGATGTAAACGTAAGTTATGTCACCGCTACTGGTACAGTTGCGGGTGGTCGAAGACGCTTGGCT